TTAATTTAACGTATTTATTGCATCTAGTTTTGATTGTAATGTGATATGTGTATATACAGATTCAGTTACACCGTTACCAGCATGACCAACAATTGATTTAATTATACGCTCATCAATCTGATTGTTGGCTAATCTTGATATAAGGGTGTGACGTGCATCATGTGGTTTATGGGTCATCCCGAATCGTTCCATGATTGATTTCCAATATATGCGGTAGTAGTTGGAGTATTCGAATTTATTTAATTTACTATTACATATAAGGTAATCGGAATTTTTACCAAACCAATGATTTATTATTGGTTTGATCACATCAGCAATCGGAACTTGACGGATTCCCGATTCGGTTTTAGATTTGGTCACATTAAAATATGATTCATCAAGATTAACATCTTCTTTTCTCAGTTCGAGAAGTTCGCCAATTCTCACACCAGTATATAATAGTATTAATATAATCATTACACACTCATCGTTTGAATTATCCCATAGGGTTTTTATTTCGCTATCTGTGAACGGTGTTCTATCATATCCGTTCGGGTTTGATTTTCCAATATCAAGATACCTTATCATATCCCGTTTATCCTTGGTTGCTAGTTCGTTTATGACCGCATAATCATACATTAAACCGAACATAATTTTGAACTTCTTTAATGTTGGTGTGTTCTTATTTGATGTATCAACGATATGTTGTAGGTGCATCAATTTAATATCATTAATATTCATATGTTTGATTGATTCGCATAATTTCCAAGATGCCTTGACACCATTTATATTGGATTTTGAAACCTTTTCAAAGTGTTTAGATGACCATAAATTATACAGTTCTTCAAGTGTAAAAGCTTGAATTTCCAACGGGTTTTCATTATACCGTGATAAACCCTCAATCGCTTCTTTTTTAGTTGGATAATATCCAACAAATTTATAAATCGGATACGATTTCTTATTTTCAAAATCATCGTTCCATCCTATGGTTTTTCTTGCACACCACGGGTTGCGACGTTTTCCACTCAGTTTATAAACTGAACCGAATCCATTAGGTAATCTCATAAATATTCACATCCTTTTGTAAAATTTGAGTACACAAAACATTCAGATGTGATATAATATGTATGGATATCACATCCAAAACCGATTGAAAATCTTTTATTCCTAAAACCGTGTTGACCAACTCAGCACGGTTTTTTCTTTAGTTGGTTCAAGATGGTTCAACATCGGTTCAAGATGTAAAATAATCTTGAACCGTATCAACACTAGTAATATCAACGCTTATAGCGTTCGGGTTCAAGATGTTCAACATTTTTCCCTATATTTATATATTTTTGATTTTTGTAATATATTAAACTTTTTTAAAATTATTCAGAAATAAGGGAATTATCTTGAACCTTGAACCGCAAGCACTCAACATCAGTAATATCAACAATCCTAGCGGTTCAAGATTGAAAAATAATCTTGAACCAATCTTGAACCAATCTTGAACCGCTACATAATATCACTTTGGAAAGCTATCGCCTTGCCGATGATTCTGATTTTATCTAGTTCATTATTTAAATAGACCATTGGTTCATATTTGCTATTTTCAGCCTGTAAAATCAGCTTATTATCATTTGGGTAATAATATATTCTTTTTAATGTAACATCATTATCAATCAATACTACACCTATTTCACCATTATTGATTGAATCAGTACGTTGAATAAATACTATATCTCCATCGTTAATTCTAGCATTGATCATTGAATCACCTTTAGCAGTCAAACAATAATCTGCCTTTATATCTGTTCCAACTTCAACATATAGTTCTCTATCCTCAGATGCGAATATGGGTTCTCCACACGCTACTGAACCTAATAACGGTATCTTATGTATATCTATTGGTTGTAACCCATATCGTTCATACATCAATTCAGATTTTAATCTGTTCAAATTCTCATCTGTATCTAAACTAGAAAACCATTCTTCTTTAGTTTTATATTCTGATTCTCCTGTCAGATATTCAACTTGTACATTAAAATAATCAGCGATTTTCTTTAATTTGTCGAGTTTTGGTGATGATTTTCCTTTTTTCCAATCACTGAATGTTGATGGTGGTATTCCTGTAGCCTTTGAAACATCAATATTTCTACAATTCTTTTCTTCTAATAATTCTAAATATTTTTCATACATTTTTTATACCTCTAAAAATAATTTAGGAAATCTCAAAAAAATCACTTGACTATTTAGGAAAACACAAATATAATAATGATGCGGTTAGGAAATCCTAAAAAATGCACAAAAAATGTAGTGCTGATTCAAGCATTAAATTTTTAGAGATTGATTAAGTGATTGCATTATAAAGGAAAACCGAAATATTTTCAATATATTTTATTAAGAAAACCGAAATATTTTAGAAAGGGGGATGTTCTATGAAACCTAGTTATGAAAAATTACAACATCTTTTAATGAAAGAAGATATTAATGTTTCAAAATTGTGTGAAAAAATTAATATTTCTCCTTCCACATTTAGTGATTGGAAAAGCGAAAAGAGTTTTCCAAAAGTAGATAAGTTGTATTTAATAGCAAATTATTTCAATGTACCCATTGAGTATTTTTTAGAAGATAAGGAGTAGCAAATGAAAATAACAATTGAGATTGAAGATTGTAAAAATTATGGATTATGTCCTCATACCGTTTATCGAAAATTAACTCAAGAATATTCGGATAAATTGAAGAAAAATTTAAATTTTAAGGGTTCGTTTTGGCACTATACATCGGAATCGACCAAAGATATGTATTCAAAGATAACTGGTAGAATCCCGAATCTTAGAAATTTAATTTTAACTTATGAGGATGTTGAAATTTGTTTTGAAATATTTAAAGAATTTGCAGATAAGTGGGTGGAGATTTATGAACGGTACGATGAACAGATTGACAGTTCAGAAAGTATCCAAACTTATGAATTGTTCTGAACAGTTCATTCGTAGGGGTTTACAAAAAGGCATATTCCCATGGGGTTATGCGGTTAGAATCTCGGGAACGAGATTCACATATTGGATTTCAAAATCAAAGTTTTCAGAATTTACAGGAATTGAGGTTTAAGAAATGACAAAAGGATTTAAGGTTTTCAACGAAGATTGGACATGCAACGGTTTTCAATATGAAGTGGGTAAAACGTTTGAAATGGAAGATTCTCCGATTTGTTGTAACAGGGGTTTTCACTTTTGTACAAAGTTAAGTGATTGTTTCAACTATTACCCATTCAATAGTGATAACAAGGTTGCAGAAGTCGAAGCGATCGGGGAAGTTGTTAGTGATTCGGGTGATACAAAACATTGTACAAATAAAATCAAAATCGTTCGTGAACTCACGTGGCATGAGGTTCTTGATTTAGTGAATATGGGTAAAGATTGTACGGGATATTGTAACAGCGGTAATCGTAACAGCGGTGATTGGAACAGCGGTAATCGTAACAGCGGTGATTGGAACAGCGGTGATTGTAACAGCGGTAATTGGAACAGCGGTAATCGTAACAGCGGTAATCGTAACAGCGGTAATCGTAACAGCGGTGATTGGAACAGCGGTAATCGTAACAGCGGTGATTGGAACAGCGGTGATTGTAACAGCGGTAATTGGAACAGCGGTAATCGTAACAGCGGTAATTGGAACAGCGGTGATTGTAACAGCGGTGATTGGAACGATACGAGCTTTTCAAATGGGGTTTTCAATACCAAAGAACCGAACATCTATATGTTCGATGAATTAACTGAAATGACGTATCGTGATTGGTTGAATCATCCAGCAAGATTCATTTTAAACGGGGTACCGTTCGATGAAATCAGATGGGTTTATTCGGAAAATATGACCGATGATGAAAAGAAAGAACATCCCGAACATGATGTTACGGGTGGATTCTTAAAAGAATTCGATTATTCAAAGAATCGTCAAAATTGGTGGAATGGGTTAGATAAGGACACTAAAGAAAAAATTAAGTCACTACCAAATTTCGATAAACAGAAGTTTGAAAGGATTACGGGTATCAAAGTTGATTAAGTGTGAATTATATAGAGATTCTATGCAGAATTACAAGAAATACGCTATACGACCAGCACAGTTAATTATCGCTGATGTTCCGTACAACGTAGGAACAAATTCTATGGTTCAAACCCTATGTGGTATAAGGGCGGTGACAATAAGAATGGTGAATCTAAATTTGCGAAAAAAATCAGCGTTCAATAGTGATTTTAACTTCAACTTGTATGAGTATTTTCACTTCTGTTCGAAGATGCTCAAAAAGGATGATGTGAAGTCGGTGGCACGTGGTAGAAGTTCTAACAGCCCATGCATGATAGTGTTCTGTTCATTTGAACAGATACAAACATTAATTGATGCTGGTAAGAAACACGGATTCGTGAATTATATACCGCTAGTGTTCATCAAGAATTATAGCCCTCAAGTTCTAAAAGCTAATATGCGAGTTGTTGGGGCTACAGAATACGCACTTGTACTATATCGTGATAAATTGCCGAAGTTCAGAAACGGTGTTCAAGTTGACGAAAACGGGAAGAACATCAGAGGAACTGGAAGGATGATATTCAACTGGTTCAACTGGGAAAAGGATTCTAAAGACATTCCAAAGATTCATCCAGCACAAAAGCCCGTGAATGTAATCAAACAGTTGATTGAAATATTCACCGATGAAGGTGATGTTGTGATTAATCCTTGTTGTGGCTCGGGTACTACATTGAGAAGTGCATATGAACTTGGAAGAACATCTTATGGTTTCGAGATTGATAGAAACTTCTATCAGAGAGCAAAAGACGAAATGTTAGAAGGAATCTTGACCAATGGTTAATCTATATCAACATCAGATTGATGCACTAGAGCAAACTAAATCAATGAACAGATGTGCGTACTACCTCGATATGGGTCTTGGCAAAACATTCGTTGGTGCTGAAAAACTCATAAGGTTACATGGTGAGAATCAAAGGGATTTGCTGATTTGTCAGAAATCAAAGATTGATGATTGGGTTGATCACTTCAACGAACATTACGACATCCCGACATTTAATTTAACTAATGTTAAAGGATTCAATAAGTTTTGGGAATCTGATAATGGTATCGGAATAATCAACTATGAACTAGCATGGCGAAGAAAAGAACTAATTAAATTGAGTGATTTCACATTAATGCTAGATGAATCTTCTTTGATTCAGAATCATAAAAAGGCAAAACAATCAAAATTTGTTTTGTCACTAAATCCCGAAAATGTGATTCTTCTCAGTGGTACGCCAGTAGGTGGTAAATATGAAAATCTATGGTCACAACTCAAACTTCTAGGTTGGAATATTTCAGAAGAATTGTATGAACGTCAATATGTTAATTGGACGTTAACAGATGATGACGGGTCGGGAATTCGTCACAAGATAGTTGATAAAGATAATCCATACAAGAACGTTGAACGCTTGAAGTATAAGATGCGTAAGTTCGGGGCGGTATTTATGAAAACAGAAGAATGTTTTGAACTACCCGAACAGAGGTTTCAAAGAATCAACGTTCCAAGTTCGAGAGAGTACAAACTATTCATGGAACACTCATACATTTGCATCGGTGAGAATGAACTTGTTGGGGATAATACGTTGTCAATGGTGTTATATGCCCGTCAATTATGCGGTCACTACAATCAAGAGAAGCTTAACGCAGTTCGTGAACTGCTAGAGAGTACAAACGATAGGGTAATTATATTTTATTCGTTCAATGCAGAATTAGAGGAGTTAAAACGAATTTGTGAACATCTGAATCGTTCGGTTTCTGAAATTAACGGACACAATAAGGATTTGACAGCGTACAACGAAGATTCATCGAGTGTAACACTCGTTCAGTATCAAGCTGGTGCGAAGGGTTTAAACCTTCAGAAATGTAACAAAATACTGTATTTCACGTTGCCGTTATCGAGCGAAGATTTTGAACAATCCAAGAAGCGAATACATAGAATCGGACAAAATGAAACGTGTATCTACTATTTAATGATATGTAAGAACAGCATTGAAGAACATATTTTGAGAACACTCGAAATGAGAAAGGACTTCACGGATGAACTTTTTACTTAAATTTACAGGTGTGTTGATCATATATTCCATTGCTGGGGATATCGAAACCGAACCAAATATCAATTGGTCATCGCTATTAATTAAGTTAATTCTAGGGGTGATTTTAATCACTACAAACAAGGGGGTAAAAGATGAATATTGAACTTCTCAATGAAGAAAAGGATTTCAATGAAAACGAATTAATGGTTTTTGAAAAACAGAATCTTGCGTTGTTCAAGGGTCTTGCTGATGCAACAAAGGCTAAAAAGAAACTTGAAGCCGATGAAAAGAAGTTAAAAACGAAACTTGAAAAACTCATGAACGATTATGGTATCAAGTCGATTGATAATCAGTTCATCAAAATCACAAGGGTAAACGGTTCAACTTCAACGAGTATTGATTTAAAAGAGCTTGAGAAAAAAGAACCAAAATTCTATGCGGAACTGTTGGAAGATTATCCGAAAATCACAACACGCAAGGATTCAATCAGATTCGAGGTGAAATAAATATGACACGTTCGGAAATTGCCAAACTCAGACGAAATGTTCAATTGAGATTGGATAAAAAATTAGAGTATGAGAATGTAAAACACAAGCGGTTTAATTCCAAAGAGTATGAAGGTTATAAACTGGGTATTCTAACGGCAAAATCAATAATGAGTGATATATTCGCACGATTGGAGCGTGAAAATGGGTAAAGAAAAATCGTTTGAAACTAAGGTTAAAGATTACATCGAAAATTATGGTGGTTGGTTCATCAAATATTGGGGTGGTGGTAAATATACGAAAACGGGAATCCCCGATTTACTAGCTTGTATAAACGGTGATTTTTACGGAATAGAGCTTAAATCGGAAACGGGAACACCCTCAACACTTCAGTTGATGAATCTAAACAAAATCAATGATGCTGGTGGTTATGCGATTCTTTTATATCCCAAAGATTTTGAGAATTTTAAAAAGTTAATTCACGGTGATAAATCCGTATATGCGGAACTAAAAAAGAGGTGGTTAATTAAATGGGAACAGCTACAGATATTACAGCGATAATATGTGCAACGCTAATCCTTTTAACTTGGATAACGAACAGGAATAAGCGATGAAGATACATTTTTCAACAGTCGAGCAATTCGAAAATTGCGAAATGCGGTACAAATTGCAGTATATCGATAATATAGAAATTATCGATTCTGATGACCCTCAAAATCCGTTAAGGATTGGCACAGCTTTACATAGAGCGATGGAAGTTGATTCAGAAACAGCAATCAAAGAATACTTGATGAGTTATCCAATAATCACAGATAAACATATAGATGAGGTTATCAAGTTAGAATATTGGATTCCTAAAATCAAGAAAATTGTACCCGATGGGTTGCATGAAGTTAACTTCAGCAATGATTGGTACGAAGGGACAGCGGATTTATTAGTTCCATGTGGCAACGGTCAATATGATTTATACGATTATAAGTATTCGAATAATGTTGACCATTATATGGAATCAAGGCAGTTACATGTTTATAAGTATTTCATAAAAGAGATACTTAACATCGATATTCGGAATATGTATTTCGTCTTTGTTCCGAAAACAAACATTAGACTGAAGAAAACTGAAACGCTCAAAGATTTCAGAAGCAGGATAATTGATGAACTGAGTAAACTCGATATAACAATTAAGGAAGTTAAATATCAAGAAAATAAAGTCATCGATTTTCTAAAATCAACAATAAGACTAGAACGAACAGAGGAATTTGAGAAAGTTCAATCATACTTGTGCGATTGGTGTGAGTATCGAGAACTATGTATGGAAGGAGTAAATTATATGATTTTACCTAAGGCAGAACGTAGAGAAGTTGGAACAGCTACAAAACGTAAGTTGTGGCTATATGGTGGAGCATTCAGCGGAAAAACAACATTTATGGATTCCGCACCGATGCCGATAAATCTCAATACAGATGGTAACGTTCAATTCGTTACAATGCAGTATCTACCAATCAAGGATACGTACGAGGGGAGAATCAAAGTTCTTGCGTGGGAAAATTTCAAGAACGCAATCGGGGAATTAGAGAAGAACGATAACAATTTCAAAACAATCGTTGTTGACCTTCTCGAAGATACATACGAATCTTGCAGATTATATATGTATGACAAACTCGGTATTGATCACGAATCAGATGATTCATTCAGAGCGTGGGATAAGGTGAGAACTGAATTTCTATCAACAATCAGAAGATTGATGAATCTTGATTATGAAAACATTGTTCTAATCAGTCATGAAGATACATCGAAGGACATCACCAAGAAAACAGGCGATAAGATTACAGCTATTAAACCAAATATCGCTGAAAAGGTTGCTAATAAAATCGCTGGTATGGTTGATATTGTGGCGAGGGTTGTTGTAGAGGATGACGGAACAAGAACACTAAATTTCAAGTCAAACGAAGTGGTATTTGGTGGTGGTAGATTAAAGAATATCACACATACATCGATACCGCTCGATTGGTCAGAACTATGCAAAGTTTATGACGAAGCAAACGAGAACGTTCACAAGGTCGATAAAACTGAAGAATCTGAAAAGGTCGAAGAACCAAAAAGGGGGAGAAGAAAGAAAGAGGAACTTGAAGAAGAACAGCATGTTCAAACTGAGTTTGAAGAAATCATGGACGATATTCCCGAAGAAGTTGAGGAAGTTGAAGAAGAAAAACCAAAGAGAACTCGAAGAACTAGGAGAGAACGCAATGTTGGTTAGGAAACTCAAAGAGCTTGGATATTGGGATGGATTGGTTAAAACATATCATGAGAGTGGTAAGAATGCAATGCTCAAGGCACTCAACAATCTTATAAACAACAATCATGATTTATCATTCGCATTTAACGCACAGGCTCATGATTTGTGTAAAGACTATATCGTATATCTAATGGAAAGAAATAAAAAAGAGAGGTAAATAAATATGAGTATTTTCGATAAGTGGGATAAGAAGTTTGATATCAAGGCATTATCTGAGGACGTTCAAGAAGTTGAAAAAAACGGTGGAGTTGGAGAATATGAGGAAGTTCCAACGGGTAAATATGAAGTGAACATTGAGAAGATGGAAATCAAGGAAACTAAGAACGGTGACCCGATGTTCAGTTGTTGGATGCGTATCCTTGCTGGGGAATTTGAAAACAAACTTTTATTCTACAATCAAGTAATCACTAAGGGATTTCAGATTGCACTAGTTAATAAGTTCTTGAGAAGTCTTGAAAGTGGTGTTGATGTTGATTCAACGTTTATTGGACATCGTGAGTACAACAATATGATTATGGATATTCATGAAGCTATTGATGATGCTGGTCTTGAATACATGATTGAGTATTCGAAGAACAACAAGGATTATCCAATTTACAAAATCAAAGAGGTATTTGAAGGGTAAACGAACATGTTAGTTTACGATTTCGAAGTAGTCAAGCACGATTGGTTAGTGGTCGTGCTTGACCTACTAAACAAAACGGAACACACAATTGTTAATAATCGTGATGAACTGATTAATCTCTACGAGAAACATAAATCATCCATATGGGTGGGATTCAATTCAAGGCACTATGACCAATTTATATTTAAAGCGATTATATGCGGATTGAATCCGAAAGAGTGTAATGATCATATCATCAAGAACAATCAATCGGGTTATACATTTTCAAAACTGTTCAATAAGATTCCACTAAATAACTATGATGTTATGGAATCGGGAGATGGTGGATTAAAGAAGTTTGAAGGCTTCATGGGTAACAACATCAAAGAATCCTCAATACCGTTCGATATAGATAGGAAATTGACCGATGAGGAACTCAAGGAACTAGCAACATACTGTAGGCATGATGTTCATCAAACTGCTGAAATCCTACTTGAACGCATTTCAGATTTTGAAGCACAGATGGAACTACTGAAGATGTATAAGATGCCATTATCCTATATATCTAAAACAAAAGTTCAGTTGAGTGCTGAAATCTTAGGGGCAACGAAAAGAACATACGATGATGAGTTCGATATACACATACCCGATTGTGCAAGAGTTGAGAAGTACACGCAAATTGTGGATTGGTACACCAATCCTAAAAATCACCGATACAAGGTGGGTAATAAGACTAATCAATTAGAGTTAATCATGGCTGGTATCCCGATGAAATTCGGCTATGGTGGTGTACACGGTGCATTGACTAAATATCATGCGAAGGGTTTTTTCCTAAATATGGATGTTGGTTCACTGTATCCAACACTTATGGCATTGTTCGCTGAATACTGTTTTTCACGCTCAGTTACTAAAGAGGGGCGAGATAGATATATAGGTATATTACATCACAGATTAAAGCTGAAAGCCGAAGGAAAGAAGAAAGAACAAGCACCGTTTAAAATCGTACTGAATGGAACATACGGGGCGATGAAGGATAAATACAATAAATTGTATGACCCTAGAGGGGCAAACAATACTTGTATATTCGGTCAAATTCTCGTTGGTGTTGACCTTCTCGAAAGGCTCGAGGGTAAATGTGAAATCATACAAGTGAACACGGATGGTATTCTAATCAGAATGTTCAACTATGATGATTACGCAATGATTGATGATATTGCCCATGAATGGGAACAGCGAACGGGCTTAACGCTCGAATTTGATGATTATGGATATGGTGAGATTTTTCAAAAAGATGTTAACAACTATCTGATAATAGATGAATGGGGTAATTACAAGGCTAAAGGTGAATACGTTAAGAAACTTAACAGACTTGATTATGATTTGCCTATAGTTAATAAAGCACTTGTTGATTACATGGTCAAGGGCGTTCCAATCGAACGAACAATCAATAGTTGTAACGATTTGAAGGAATTTCAGACGGTCAAAAAGATTTCATCAAAATATGATTCAATCCTTCATGGTGGGTGTTGGTCTAAGGTTCAAAAAATCAATCCAGCAACGGGAAGATTAAAGATGTTCAGAGAATTCACGGGTGAACGGAAGTTACTCAATGAAAAATGTGTGAGAGCGTTCGCATCTATCGATAAAAATGATGGTGGGTTGTGGAAAACAAAGGGTGACAAAATCGAAAAAATCGAAAGTACTCCCGAACATGTATTCATTTATAACGGTGATGTTAATGATGTGAAAGTTCCGAAGAAACTCGATAAGAGTTGGTATATAGGTGTTGCAAAAGATAGATTACATAAATTCGGAGTTGCTTATGAGTAAATGGAACGGTAACGATTTAGTTTTTAAAGGTTACGCAGTCGGCAAGGGTAAAAAACCAATACAAAAAGTTAAAAATGCGAATCTTAAATCATGGGATGATGTGATAGATTCCGAATCGTTCGGTGCAATTCTCAATTCTGAATTCATTGATATATCGTTTGATTCTGAACAACTATCTGATATGTTCCTTGAAATGGCTGATTCTAACAACTGGAATTGTTTAATTCTTGAAAATCCAAGGAATAAGCACATACATACTTATTGGAGAAACCCCGATAAAAGAATCGCAAGAGGTGGGGAAGATAAAAAATTAGCCGTTGGACTGATTGCAGATATTCATTCGGGTTCAACTTATATCCCATTGAGGGTTAACGGGGTGGATAGATTCCCCCCACATTTCGAACCCGATGAAATAGATGTAGTTCCGAACGAATTGTTACCCGTTAATACTAGTATCGATGTTTTGGGATTAACTGAGGGTGACGGAAGGAACGGGGAATTATACAAGTATATATTAGTTCTTCAATCTCAGCTAAATCTTAGTAGGGATGAAATAATCGAGATTTTGAAGAATATAAATAATCATGTATTTGATGAAGCACTAGATGATAACGAAATTGAAACGATTACACGTGATGAAGCGTTTGAAGCACCGATATTCTTTAAGAAAAATGCGTTCTTATTCGATACGTTCGCAAGGTACATCAAGAATCAATATCATATCAAGCGAATCAACAATCAGTTACATATATATGATGATGGTATTTATACCGCATCTTATCGCTTGATTGAATCAAAGATGATTGAGATTATACCGAATCTTAAAGCTACACAGAGAAGTGAAACACTCAAATACTTGGAGATTATTACACCTAATAACGAAGAACCGTTCAGTTCGAATTATTTAGCCTTCAGAAATGGGATATTGAACTTGACAACAAAAGAGTTGTTACCGTTTTCACCCGAATATCCTATAACTAATAAAATACCGTGGGATTATAATCCAAACGCGTATGATCAAACGGTAGATTCAACACTAAATAAAATTGCTTGTAACGATGAATCAATCCGTTCACTACTTGAAGAATGTATCGGTTATTGTTTCTACAGACGTAATGAATTATCAAAATCATTCATCCTAACTGGTACGGGGTCAAATGGTAAATCAACATTTCTCGACATGGTTCGAAACGTTCTAGGGAGAAACAATTATGTATCACTTGATATTGACGAACTATCGGAGAAGTTCAGCACAACAACTATGTTCGGTAAACTTGCCAACATTGGGGATGATATATCTGATGAATTTCTACAGGGAAAAGCAATATCACAGTTCAAGAAGATTGTTAGCGGTAACGATATCAAGGCAGAAAATAAGGGGCAAGATGTATTTTTCTTTAAACCCTCAGTAAAGCTATTATTTAGTGCTAATGAAGTACCAAGAGTGAGAAATAAGGGATTCAAGGCGATAAAACGAAGATTGGTAATCATACCCTTTAATGCTGAGTTCAGCAAAGATGACCCCGATTATAAGTGGAACATCATCAGTTTATTGACTGAACAAACAGCAACAGAATACTTGATTCAGTTAGGTTTACAAGGTTTAGAACGTGTACTAATGAACAACGGATTCACGGATTCGGAAGCGGTAACAAAACAGATTGATGAATTCGAGAAGGATAATAATCCGATTATTCAATTCGTGGACGAGTTCGGAGAAGATGCGATACTCAATGAATCAACATCAGAAGTATTCACAATGTATGATTCCTTCTGTTATAAGAACGGGTTTTCAAAAGTATCACAAAAGAAATTCAGCATGGAAATAAAAAGATTGCTTGGATGTGAGATAGGAGATGTGAAAATCAATGGTAAAAAATGTAGAGTTTTCAAGAATAGAGAATTATAACGTATTTAAATTAAATGTCGATAAATTTAGGGAAAATATCGATAAAGATTACATGTTACTTGGTAAATATAGGATATTCAATAATATCGCATTAAATCGATATAATCCGATACTGTGTCACAACGAAACACAAATTGATTTCAACGATAACGGCTTCACATCGCAGTTTTATGAGGATAAAGAAAAGTTTGTGATAAGTTGTTACGCATATGATGGTATGTGTGGTTTTAGATTCGATAGGGATGCAAAATATTCGACTGATCCCGAATTATCGGGTATTGCTCAAATGACCTTCAATTATATTGATGATTTGTTAGATGCTGGAATAATCGAGGTGATGAAATGAAGTTATATATGATATTGTTCGCAGTTGCTTTAATCCTAGGTGGTGTCGGTGTTCTATACATCGATACCAAACCTAAATTCGCAAATGATGCGTTTCTAGCTTGTGACTTAATTTTAATCGGTTTATTTTCAAAATTATTATGGTGGTGGTTGTCATGACGGTAGAACAATTGATTGAATTATTAATGGTGTATCCTCTTGATTATGAAGCGAGATTATCAACAATGAGATACACGGATGATGGTATTGATTTTGAAACTACACCAGCTATGGATGTTTATCGAGATTCTAAAATGGTGTACATAGAGGGGTAAATTATGTTAGCTAATGATTATCAAAACGCTTGTATGCGTACAGTTACAGAAGAATTTACACTTGCCAACGCTGGTCTTGGCTTGGCTGGGGAGTGTGGGGAAACGGTCGATATTTTAAAGAAATATTTGTATCACGGTCACGATCTCGACCGTGACGAACTAATCAAGGAACTCGGAGATTGCTCATGGTATTTAGCCGTTATTGCTAAAATGTGCGATATAGATTTATCTGAGGTGTTCGAGAAAAATATCGATAAACTAATGAAACGCTATCCCGAAGGGTTCAGCAAAGAAAGGAGTATATACCGTGAAGATTAAAAATATTATGAAAGATATCATTGATTCCGAACGTTCATGGATGTATGAAATTATCGATAATGATATATGCTTGATGAATCCCGAAGGAACAATCGTTTATAGAATCCCGTATGATGAGTTTATGATAAATATTGACTACTTGAAGAAGAAAACAATGAGAGTTTTATTCGCAAAACATGATTTGGAAGAAGTGAATCTACTTCCTCAAGAGAAACAGATTAATAAAATCAAGTGTAATATTTTTAGAAATAATCGAATAAATATACATTGTTCTAAAAATCTTCTGAAAAATTTTAACACAAAAAGTTCAACATTTTGGTGTGAAGGGGAACAACATCCGATTTATATCAAAGAAGATGAAAAAATTGTCGGATTAGTCATGCCTATTAGATTTAGGAAGTAACACAATTTAATACATAAAATTTATAAAAAATAACAACGGGTTCAAGATTGGTTCAAGATTGGTTCAAGATTGGTTCAAGATTATTTTTCAATCTTGAACCGCTAGGATTGTTGATATTACTGATGTTGAGTGCTTGCGGTTCAAGGTTCAAGATAATTCCCTTATTTCTGAATAATTTTAAAAAAGTTTAATATATTACAAAAATCAAAAATATATAAATATAGGGAAAAATGTTGAACATCTTGAACCCGAACGCTATAAGCGTTGATATTACTAGTGTTGATACGGTTCAAGATTATTTTACATCTTGAACCGATGTTGAACCATCTTGAACCACGGTTTTTATAAGAGGTGAATGAATGAATATAAATAAATATTTAATGCAGATTCGATTTTTAAATCGTAAGATTCGTAGACTAAGAGCCGATATAGAAATATTAAGAGAACATTGTGATTTGTGTGCTATCGAACTTGACCCGAACAAAGTTCAGAAATCCCGAAATTTCTCAAACCCGATTGATTATGTAATCGATAAGGAACGAGAACTTAATGATGCAATTCGTGAGGTTGATAATAAGCGTAGCGAGATCATCAAGATGATTGAATTAGTTGAGAATCCGAAGGCATATGAGATTCTATATATGTACTATGTTCAAGAATACGAAATGAAAACGATATGTGAGATTCTTGATATTACGTATTCGTGGGGTTACAAACTGAAAAAGACAGGATTAGACATAATAAGACAAAAAACGACACAATAAGATTGTTGACACCAAGGCTTGACAGCTGATATGATAAAATAGTAAATTATAAAGTTTGAGGACTGCCACAAGTGGCGGTTCTTTTTTTCGTTTTTGGAGTAAATCAATATGACAAACAAACAAAAGAGGTTCATTGAAGAATATTTGATTGACTTCAATGCGACACAATCAGCAATTAGGGCGGGTTATTCGGTTGATACGGCTTATCAGAGTGGAGCCGAAAACCTCAAAAAACCTCAAATAAAAAGTAAGATTGAAAAAGCACTTGCGGAACGTTCAAGAAGAACGGGAATCACACAAGATAGAGTTATACAGGAGCTTGCAAGAATCGCATTCGTTAACTTCAACGATATCGTTGACGAGAACGGGGAGATTAAAACTGATGCTAGTGCTGATGATTTGGCTTGTGTTGAATCGTACAAGGTGGAGAACGGGGATTCAATAAACGGTAGTTCGAGTAAGAGAGAAGTTAAACTTGCTAGTAAGATGAAAGCCCTTGAACTACTCGGTAAACATCTTGGTATGTTTAGTGATAAGTTCGATGTGAACATGAATTTACCCGTGATCATATCGGGAGAAGATGAACTTGAAGAATAGAAGCAAGGGGAATCGGAAAGCACAGAGAAAGAGAAGAAAAGAGCGGTTGAAAAATAAACCGCCAAAGTGTAAGCACAAAGTTCAACTAATTGATGGTAACTTCACATATTACCCCGTTGCATATTGTAAGTATCATCAAGCGTTCATGACTGAGGGATTGATGACAACACACAGATGTGTGAATCGTAAATGTAAGAGGTTGATTCATGGAGATTTATTTACCAAAAGTTGTTGGTAAGGGGTATAAAGAGTTTTGGAACTTCAAGGGAAGATATAGAGTTGTTAAGGGTTCGAGAGCATCGAAGAAATCAAAAACAACCGCATTGTGGTATATCTACAACATGATGAAGTATCCCGAAGCTAATCTATTAGTTGTTCGAAAGACTTATAGAACACTCAAAGAATCATGTTATACCGAACTTAAATGGGCGGTTAATAGATTGGGTGTTGCTAGACATTGGGATTTTAAAGAATCCCCACTGCAAGCAACTTACAAGCCTACAGGGCAGAAGATATATTTCAGAGGTCTTGACGATTCATTAAAGGTTACATCGGTAACCGTTGAACACGGTTATTTGTGTTGGATGTGGATTGAAGAAGCCTATGAGGTTATGCATAAAGAGGATTTTGATACGATAGATGAATCTATACGTGGTGAAGTTCCCGATAACCTCTTCAAGCAAGTAACTATTACATTCAACCCTTGGAATGAAAGGCATTGGCTGAAATCAACGTTCTTTGATAATAACGTGTGTGATGATGATATATTGGCTATCACCACTAATTACTTATGTAATGAGTGGCTAGATAAATCTGATGAAAAGCTGTTCGAGCGAATGAGAGTTCGCAACCCTAGAAGATATCGAACCGCTGGACTTGGTGAATGGGGTAGCGTTGAAGGTGTTGTGTATGAGAATTGGAAGGAACAAGAATTCAAGTTCGTTACACAAGCCGAATATGATGCTGGGGAAGATGGAATAATATCCGATAATCTGAAACCAGCGTTCGGACTTGACTATGGATATACTAATGATCCTTCAGCATTATTTGCGAGCATGGTTGATTTAGAGAATCACAAAATTTATGTGTTCGATGAGTTCTACAAGAAGGGTTTATCGAACAATAAAATCTATAATGAGATTGTCAATATGGGATATGCGAAGGAACGGATAACCGCTGATAGTTCAGAACCTAAATCAAATGATGAGTTAAAGAGTTATGGGTTACATGTTAAGGGTGCGAAGAAGGGTAAAGATTCCGTTAACAACGGTATTCAATGGATTCAGAACTTTGAAATCATTGTACATCCTAGATGTGTTAACTTCATTACTGAGATTAGTAACTACACATGGGCAAAAGATAAGTTCGGTAATCAAACTAACACACCGATTGATGATTTCAATCACCTTATGGATGCTATGAGGTACGGATTGGAGAAATATATTAATTTACGAAAAGGTTGGTTGATATGAGGTTTAAGGCTAATAATCTAACTTGGAATATTGATTTTGTTAATGAAGATAAATCATTGATGAACAGCGATAACGGGATGTATTTCGGCTTAACAGAGTATCAATCGCAAAAGATATCAATACGAACTGGATTGAGTAAGGAAATGACACGAGAAACGGTGATACATGAACTTGTACATTGTTTCTTGTTTTCATTTGGTGTATGTGGATTCACGAGTTTGAATGAAGAACAAGTATGTAATTTCGTAGGCTCACACCTTGATAAGATTTACGATATTACAGAAAAGTTTATGAAGGGGTAATAATGCTAACAGAACAGGAAATAAGGTACTTCATATCTGATGATGCTGGTTCACAGCGTAAGCGAAAAGCAAGAGAAGCACAACGATATTATGAGGGTGAACACGATATTCTGAACTATCGTATGTTCTATTACAACTCAGATGGTGAGTTGGTTGAGGATACAACAAGAAGTAATATCAAGATTTCACATCCGTTCTTTACTGAACTTGTAGACCAGCAAGTTCAATATATGTTGAGTGGTGATGATTCATTCGTTCGTTCAGATGTTGAGGGGTTACAATCGAAGCTTGATGAATACTTTGATGAGGATTTCAAGGCTGAATTGACAGACCTATTGACGGGAACGATTACGAAGGGTTTTGATTATCTATTCGCATATCAGAACGAACATGATAGATTGGCGTTCCAATATGCTGATGCTCTTGGTGTAATCGAAGTTCGTGCGAAAGATACAGATGATAACTGTAATTATGTTATCTATTGGTACATCGACAGAATCGCAAAGAATAACAAGGTAATCAAGCGAATTCAAGTATGGGATGATGAGAAAACAACGTATTATGTTCAGAACGATGAAGGGGGTATTGATTTAGATGAAAGTGTTGATATCAATCCACGCCCTCACGTTATTTATGAGCGTGATAACAGTTTGTATTATAAACCATTTGGTTTCATACCGTTCTTCAGGCTCGATAATAACAAGAAGCAAATATCGAATCTTAAAGCGATTAAGGGTATTATCGATGATTACGATATCATGTCTTGCGGTTTGTCAAATAATCTTGCTGATTTCGACCATCCGTTACATGTTGTGAGAGGGTTTGAGGGTGATAACCTAGATGAGTTATCGCAGAATCTCAAGACGAAGAAAACAATTGGGGTTGATTCTGAAGGTGGTGTGGAAGTTCACACGGTGGATATTCCATATCAAGCGAGATTAACCAAGATGGAACAGGATGAGAAGAACATCTATCGATTCGGTATGGGGTTCAATTCGGCTCAGATTGGTGACGGTAACATAACTAACATCGTTATCAAATCAAGATATGCACTACTTGATTTGAAGTGTAACAAGCTTGAAATCAAGCTAAAACAGTTCTTGAAGAAGATTGTTAAAGTTGTTATTGACGAGATCAACAAGAAAAACAATTCAGCGTATAAAGTTGAAGATGTATGGTTTGATTTCAAACGTGAAGTTATGACCAACGCATCAGATAACGCACAGATTTACAAGACTGAAGCGGAAACAAGACAGATTGAAATCAACACAATACTTGGATTGCATGGGGTTATCGATGACAAGAACGTTATTAAATCGATATGTGATGTTCTTGAACTCGATTATGAGGAAGTGAAGAATAACATCCCCGATGAGTTTGAAGATGACCCGTTGAAGGTTTTAGGCGATGAATAAATGGGAACGAGAAATCACAAAATACCAACTCGAAGATGAAAAGCGAACAATCGCAGAGTTGAAGGCTGTATATTCGAAGGCTAGGGAAGATTTAAAAGCACGTATCGAAGAATTAGGTGTACGATATGATGAAACGGGTTTAGAGTCCGTTATATATCAAAAGAAGTACCAAGAAGCGATTAAATCACAAGTTGATAGTGCATTAAATCATTTACTGACTAAAGAATACACCACCATTGATGATTTCTTAAAAGACAGCTATAACAACGGATTTGTAGGCAATATGTATTTGTTACACCAACAAAAAATACCATTGGCAATACCGATTGATAACAAGTCCGTTGTTAAAGCCTTGCAGACTGATTCAAAGTTATCAAGGCGATATTATAAGGGTAATCCGTTAAGAAATCGTATAAATGAGAACGTTGACGTGCTAAAAACTCGTGTGAGGTCTAACCTATCACGTGGAATCGCACAAGGTCAATCATGGGGTGGTATTGCTGTTAATATTGCTAGTGGTATGAATTCCCCTATGCGTAGAGCATTGAACGATTCGATACGCATAGCGAGGACGGAAGGACATAGAGTTCAGCAACAGGGATTTTTGGATGCAGGATTCGAAGCAATCAAGAACGGTGCTGATGTTCTTAAACAATGGGATGCAACACTTGATGGAAGGACGAGAGATGCACATCGAGAGGTTGACGGAACAATCATCAAGTGGGATGAAGAATTCGATGTTGGTGGTGAAAAAATGGAAGCTCCATCCGTTGGTGGCTCGGCTCGTAACGTATGTAACTGTAGATGTTGCCTATTACAACGTGCAAAATGGGCATTAGATGAAGATGAACTTGAAACACTTCAAGAACGTGCGGATTATTTCGAACTTGATAAATCTGAACAGTTTAAAACGTTCCGCAAGAATTACTTGAAGAATGTATCAAGGCATAGTTCTGAACCCGTTAAATCAAAAGACCTAAACTATATGGGGTTAATTAATGGTGCTAAACGCAACAATATCGTGTATAATCCTATAAAACCGCATGATATAAGACCAAACAAAGAAGAAATAATTAATATATTAGCTGGTGGGGATATGACGGGTGGTTCATGTGCATCGGTCGGACTCGCATATATTGGTCAAACACTTGGATATGATGTTCGAGATTTTCGAGGGGGTGTTAGTCGAGAATTCTTTTCATACACCATTAATTTAATGGAATTATCCCACATGGATGGTATGAAGGTAACAACATCAACGAGAAAAACATCGATCGCATCGGGTAAAGAGTTATTAAATGGTTGCGAAATTGGCAAAGAATATTATTTGTGCGTTGGTAGACACGCTTCAATTGTTCGTAAGAATGATGAAGGTGTGTTACAATATTTAGAATTACAATCTGCAAATAATAGCGGTTGGCAAAATTTCGATGGCAATCTTGGATATACTCTATCATATAGATTTGGTTGTCGGAGTGGTGATGATTCATTCGGAGATTTCATGTTGAATATCACCGATAGTAATCTTGATACTGATGAGTTTAAATCTATATTAGGGTTCTTGAATACAGCAGAGAATAAACAGAATAAGGGTGATCATGGAACAATCAAATAAGTTTTATAAGAATAATGAGAACGATAAAATATGGTGGATTGATAATTCAGACACACAAGTTGGTGTTTGGTTATTCTCATTTGATAAGAAGAAAATATATAATATGTTTTCTGATTATCCGTGGAAGTTGACCAAAGAGGAACGGGAAATATTCGATAAAGAAAATCCATATTGGAAAGACTTTTTCGAAGATAGAAAATAATTAATTTAGGCAACGAGAACGCTCGAAAGAGCGTTCTTTTTGTATATAAAAATTCGTGTGGGAACACGTAAAACATCTATCCGCATTAACGTGACGTAACACGTAAAAATTGTAAAGTGAAAGGATAGAAAAATGACATTACAGGAAATTTTGAGATCAAATGGGTTAACAGATGAACAGGTGGAGAAAATCACAGGTGATATGAAAGCGAACAAGATATTCACCACGAGTGAAGAAAACCTTGATATTCGCTACAACAAACTAAAGGGTGATTATGATGGTAACGCTCAGAAGCTAAAGGAAGCTAACAAGCTTATCGAAGATTTAAAGAAGGATACCACAGATAACTCTGAATTACAGAGTAAAATCACCACGTTTGAATCAACAATCGAGGGATTACAGAAGGAACTCGAACAAACAAAAGTTGAATCAGCTATCAAAGTTGCCCTACTTGATGCAAAGGCTGGGGATATCGACTATCTCACGTACAAGCTGAAGGAAAAGGGGGAACTGAAACTTGATGAAAACGGCGATGTTGCTGGATTATCCGATATGCTCGGAGAACTCAAAACGCAGTATCCTAATCAGTTTGAATCAAGCACGAATCAGAAAACGGATGTTAAGAAACTACCCGATAATGATGGTGATAAAGGCGATTCAATGACTAAAGAGGAATTTGATAAGCTGTCATACGCTAAGAGGTTAGAGCTATTTGAAAACAACAAAGAGTTGTATGACGAGATGACGAAGTAAAGGACGGTAAATAATTATGGCAACAGGAACAACAAAAATTCAGAACCTAGTTAATCCACAGGTTATGGCTGATGCGGTAACAGCAAAGGTAAAGCAGAAGATTGTGGCTACACCATTTGCGAAGGTAGATGATACTCTAGTTGCAAATGCTGGAGATACTATCACAATACCAACATTCGAGTATATCGGTGATGCCGAGGATGTGGCTGAGGGTGTAGAGTGTGGAACTACTATTCTAACTGCTACAACTACAACAGCAAAGGTTAAGAAGGTAATGAAGGCTATAGAGCTAACTGATGAAGCTATTCTATCGGGATACGGTAACCCCGTAGGAGAGGGAACATCACAGCTTGGTAAGTCCATAGCATCTAAGGTTGATGCTGATGTAATTGAGTGTGCAAAGGGTGCACAGCTAAAATATACAGCTGGTGCGACTGCGATCATCGGTTACGCAAGCATCGTTAATGCTATCGACCTATTCGATGAGGAAGTAATTAGCGACAAAGTAATGTTCGTATCACCTAAGCAGATTACACAGCTTAGACTTGATAAAGATTTCATTTCCGCAGACAAGTACAACAACGAAGTAATGATGCGTGGTGAAATCGGCATGATTGGAAGTGCTAGAATAGTGCCTTCAAGAAAGATTAAGGCTGTAGGCGGTGTATACAATTGCCCTATCCTGAAGGTTACTGAGGATAAGGAATCAGAAGATGAAGCACCAGCAGTTACAATCTTCATGAAGCGTGATGTAAATGTTGAAACTGAAAGAAGGTCACTAGCTAGAAAGACTGATATTTCAGCAGATGAGATTTACACAGTAGCAATCACTAATCAGTCAAAGGTAGTTGTTGCACAGTTCAAAGATAAGTAGAGGTTAAATCATGATAGTTTCTATTGAAGAAATAACACGACTATATCCAAACGTTAATACTGATAGTTTACAAATGAAGCTCGATAGTATTGAACAGTTAATTCGCAAATACACTAATAATAATTTCCAAAATAGGAACGTCAGATTTATAGCATCTAGCGAGAATGATACATTGAACGGTTCGTCACCTTTTATTAAGGAAGGTGACACCGTTCAAATTACTAATTCCGCAGTAAACGATGGGTTGTACACCGTTACTACAATTAGTGATGGTAAAACAATCATTGATAAGTCTATTTTTAGTGTAAATCATAATGTAGTCACTAAAGTTGAATACCCCGCTTCAATTAAACAAGGTGTAATTAACTTAATGGCGTGGGAGATGAACAATCGTTCTAAGATTGGTATCAAGTCGGAAACGTTATCCCGTCATTCGGTTACATATTTTGACCTCGACAAGGAGAATCAAATAATGGGTTATCCCGTATCATTGCTTGGTTTCTTAAAACCATATATGAAAGCGAGGTTTTAAATGATTGGTGGGAATGTTGAATTAACCGTTTACAACAAGCTGAGTCACGATAAGAACGAAATCGGAGAGGTTGAACCGTCTAATTCAGAGGGCGAAAAAATCATGGGTTTCCTTGATTACATTAGCGGTTCGGCTGATTTATCGAAGTTTCATGCAAAGGTTGAAGAATCAACACACGTGTTCATATGTGATTATGCTGATAACGCATGGATGTTCAACAGCGGGGTGACGAAATGTGGTGTAACTGGTTATGGTGATTTTCAAATATTACTTGTCGATGACCCTATGGGATTACATCAACATATTGAAGTTTATTTGAAGTATATAGGAGATTTGCACAGTGTCATGTAAGTTTGAAGATTATTCATTCAAGGTTAAAGATGCCATGAAGGATACAGCGATATCATTCCTAGAGGAAGCTGGGGGCGAACTTGAATCACAAGTTAAACGTAACAGTAGAGTTGATACTGGGCAAACCAAGGGTTCATGGCAACATGTGACCGATGAGAGTGGTCTTGAATGCTCGGTTGGTTCGAACCTTGAAAATGCTATATGGGAAGAATTCGGAACGGGTATGTATGCGGTTAAGGGTAATGGCAGAAAATCACCATGGATGTATAAGGATTCACACGGAGTATGGCACAAAACGAGGGGTAAAAAACCTAGTAGAGCGTTTCATAAAGCTTACGTGAGTATGAAAAATAAGATTCAGAGGATGGCTGAAAAGGCTTTTGGAGATTTAAAATGACGGGTGATGCACTAGGATATATTAATCGGTGTATGGAAGAAATCCGAATATGGTATCAATACCTCTATTGGAGTAAGGATTTAACCAACAATTTTTGGGTTGGGGAATATATCGAATCTGAAACAATGGATGAAGATGGTAAACTTCAGAGCGTATTTATTCTAACGGGAACTGGTACACGTTCAATGATTAGTTTAGAAGCTGAAAAAGAAAAGATACGTTCATATTTTGGTAAATACGGTAAAACCGATATATTGCCGAATGGGTCGGGTATAGCGGTATCATACGCTAGTTCAGTTCCAATCAGAACTGATGAAGAAGGTATTTATAGATTACAAGTTAATCTTAATGTTACAGAATGGAGAGATGAATAATGAAGGAAGGTTACACAGGCACAACAGCGGATACACCTAAATCAATAATGTTTGGTGCTGGAACTATCCACAAGGGGTTAAAGTACGCTGGCGGTAAGTGGAATTTTGCAGAATCTTGTATCGGTGCTACACAGAAGGGTTCTAAACTCAATATTGAACCCGATAGACACACAATCGATGTTGATGGTGCGTTAGTTGCTGTTAAGGGGCTTAATATCAAGACGGGTGAGAAAGCTTCAATGGAAATCAATCTAGTTGAAGTTAAGAAGGATATGATCAAGTCCGCATTGATTGGTAAGGAAGGAACATCACAGGATAATACCTATGATTTGATTGAATCCAAACCAAGAATCGAAGCGAATGATTATTTCGAGAACATAGCGTTCGTTGGTAAGAATCTTGAGGGTAAAAACATCATTGTTATACTCGATAACGCACTATGCACTAGTGGATTCGAACTAGAGGGTAAAAATAAGGAAGAAGGGGTGTTGAAACTCAAATTTGAGTGCCATGCTGATTTAACATCTAGCCTTGATACACTACCTTATCACATTTATTATCCAAAAACGACTGCGTAGGTGAGTGATGAAGGTTGAAATTTTAAGGGAATTCATGGATAAGTACACCAACGAAGATTATATCGTTGGTGATGTTATCGATATTGATGAGGAACGTTATAACGAGATTATGGAATATTCCGAATCGCTAATTAGAAAAGTTGAGGTGAAGAATGATGGCGATAGAGTTCAAACAGCTTAAATCAAGTGATATGTTTATCATGTTTAAGATAATCAACAAGATTGGCTTGAACGAGATTAAGAATCAGCTTGAACCAAAAACGATTGAAAAACTTGTAGACGGTTTGAAGGGTAAGGGAAAAGCGAAAGACAACGAATCATTGATGTATTCGGTTGGCTTATCCGTATCAATCGAGATGGTTAACGTCATCATTGGCAACTTACCGAAGTGTGAAGATGAGATTTACACACTTCTATCACGTGTTAGCGGTAAGAGTAAGAAAGAGATTTCTGAACTCGATATGGTAACGTTCACGGAATACATCGTTGAGTTTATCAAAAAGGATGAATTCAAGGATTTTACAAAGGTTGCTTTAAAATTGTTCAACTAGATGAAATTCATTTTATGGACTTGGTATTCAGAGAATATTCAAGTCCATTTTCTTTATTGGACGAAATAATATCAAACGGGATGTTGAACGATTGGATTGATAGATTCTTAAAATCACACAAAGAATCGTTACAATGGGAAGTTTGGATTAATAAAATACATGAACAATCGTGGGCGGATTACCTCGCTGAATCTGAAGCGAATGAAGATTTGGTGAATGCATCATGGGGTGATACGGAGATTGAAGCAACTATATCGGATAATTTCGAAATGATGCAGAATTTCAAACCCGAATAAGGTGGTGAGATATTGGATTTATTTAAACTTATTGGAAAAATCGTTATTAAAAACGAAGATGCCAACAAGGAAATTGACAAAACAACAAAAGAAGCTGAGAAATCATCGGATAAGTTCGGTAAAGCGTTCGAAAAAATCGGAAATTTCGCAAAGAAGATGGGTAAAATTGCACTCATTGGACTTGGTGCGGTTGCAACGGGTTTGATTGCGTTAAGTAAAAAAGCGATTGCAAGCTATGCGGAATATGAACAGCTTGTCGGGGGTGTTGAAACCTTATTTAAGGATTCAGCGGGAACGGTTAAGCGGTACGCAGATGAAGCATATAAAACGGCTGGTTTAAGTGCCAACGATTATATGAAAACCGTTACGGGATTTAGTGCATCGCTATTACAATCACTTGATGGTGATACCAAAAAGGTAGCACAAAAAGCAAATATGGCGGTTATCGATATGGCAGATAATGCCAACAAGATGGGTACTGCGATAGGTGATATTCAAAACGCATATCAGGGATTCGCAAAACAGAATTATACCATGCTCGACAACCTCAAACTTGGATATGGTGGAACTCGTGAAGAAATGCAGAGGTTATTAAGAGATGCCGAAGCGATAAGCGGAATTCACTATGATATATCATCATATGCTGATGTTGTTGATGCTATTCACGTTATCCAAACAAAGATGGGTGTTACTGGTACAACTGCAAAAGAAGCATCTAGCACAATTCAAGGTTCAATCGGACAGATGAAGAGTGCATGGATAAACTTCTTAACAGGTATGGCAGACCCTTCACAGAATTTCGATAAACTTCTGAATAATCTTGTTGATTCTGTAGTAAACGTTGCGAATCAATTAATTCCCCGATTAGCTAAGTTGTTACCTAGATTAGTTGAGGGTATATCTCAGATTATAACTAAGCTTGCCCCACAACTACCAAGTATAATTGAGAAACTTATACCGCCTATATTACAAGGTGCGATGATGGTTCTTCAAGCTATTTTAGAGAATCTACCAGCAATTATCATGGCGATTGTGAGGTCGCTCGGTAAACTTCTGTTGAAGCTAGTTGAACCATTTAAGGGTTTGGGAAAACAATTTGTAGGTGAATTGAAACTAGCGTTCGAGCAAGTCAAGAGTGCTGTTAGAACTGCAATAAATGCAGTTAAGAACGTGTTTGTTGCTGGTTGGAACGGTATTAAATCGGCAGTAATGGCGATTGTGCGTGGTTACGTTCGTGCGTTGGGTGCTGAACTCGGATTTATAAAAGCGGTCGTATCAACAGCCTTAAACGGTGTAAAACACGTATTTAGCACAGTATTCAACGGTGCGTATAACATTGTTCGTAGTGCGATAGCTAAAATCAAGAGTGTGTTCAACTTTAGTTGGAAATTACCGAAGTTGAAATTACCACATATCAAGATTAAGGGTAAATTTAGCTTATCTCCGCCAAGTACACCATCATTCGGTATCGATTGGTACAAAAAGGCTATGGATGGCGGTATGATCATGAACAAACCAACGATATTTGGTTATGATTCCGCAACAAATAATTTCATGGCTGGTGGTGAAGCTGGAAGTGAAACCGTTGTTGGTACAAATTCACTTATGACGATGATTAAAAATGCAGTTTCGGAGAATAACAACGTTATTCTTGTGAGAATCCTCGAAATTCTCGAAAAAATTGATTCAACTTTAGTTGATAAGATTATAGAAGCGTTCAATTCTGTTAATTTCGTGGCTGATGATAGAGAATTAGGAAGGTTTATCAAGAAATATGCTAGATAAAATGACTTTTTGTAATTTTAAGCCGAATGTGCCAGCGTTCGGGAAGTCCAACAATACGATAGAGTTTGGAAATCAAACTCTATCGATTGATGGTAAAAATTATTGGTGTTTTTTAGATAAGAACGGAATCCGTGATTTCGCTTATGAGTATGAATCTGATGTTGGAAAGAGAAATTTCAAGCGAAAAGGTGGAACAAAAACCGTTACTTGTAAAATGCATTCGGTGGATTGTGAAAGTATCAGAAATGAACTGAATAAATTGAGTTATCTCGTTGATAATCAGTTCGATATGATGAATTCATACTATCCAACATCATATTTGGTAATCGGTGAGTGTTATGCGGAAGTTAGATTAGTTGAGGTCAAATTTACCGATTATTTACTAGACGATTACCACACCAAGTTAGAATTCACGTTCTTATCGGATGATTGGATTTGGTACAAAGATACTGTTATCGAATATGACCCGAATTTGTACGCAAATATTGAAGATTTTTGGCGAGATTACAACGGAAATGGTAAACGTGGTTATAACTATGGTTACGGTGGTAGCGGTGATTATGAATCAACTATACACCCTTCACTTGTTAACGTTGCCAACAATTCAACCGCTCATGTTGAGTTATATCTGTATGGATTATTCGACAATCCATATATTATGTTCAACGGTCTTAAAAAAGGTATAACAGGGCGATTGAGTGAAGGTGATTATATTCTTCTGAGTACAAGAAATAAGAGTGTTACGCTGTTTAAGTCTAACGGAAATCAAGAAAATATTTTTTCAAGAAGGTTGAAGGATTCGTATTTTTCTGTATTTAGAAAATTAACATTACCTTGTAATATCACAGTTCCAAGAGGTTTGAAATTCTCACTTGTGATAAGTGAAGAAAGGGGTTCACCACTATGGACTTAATATATACTGCGTGGGATTTTGCCAACAATGGGAATGACCCCATAGAATCTGGTGTTTTAAAACGTGGAACATTCGATTGTGATATCGATGATGGTAATGATTTCTCATTCCTCAGTTCGTATGATGTGGGTGATGACCCTTATTTACCGATGTTGATTGACCAATACATATTTCTCGAAGGTACAGAATACGGGGGGTTAGTTACAAACCGTAAGATTGATAAGCAAGCTAGAACGATTGAATTATCGGGGTTAACATTCCGTGGATACCTTGATACCAAAATCGTAATAGTTCCAAGTGGTAGAGATTTCTATACTGTTAACGCTGATTTGAGGTCAGTAATTCGGGAATTATTCCGTGATTGTTACATGCCAAGTTATTGGATTATCGATGATGTAAGCAATATCACAGTAAGTTATCAATTCGATAGATATTGTACATTGAGTAAGGCACTAAATGATTTATGCGAGAAATATAAATTAAAGATGATGTTCCGTCATGAAAATGATGGCATTCACTTTTCAATTGTCAAACTCGACAATCTAACAAGAGAAGTTGAACTATCTAAAGAGGATTATGATCATATATCACTAACAATCACACAGAAGGGTGATTATCCAAACTTCATGATTGCACTCGGTAAGGGGGAATTACAAGCGAGAGAAGTTTTATATCTAAGTTCTCTCGGTGGTGTGAATCTATCATCAAGGGATGCGATATATGAAGGTGCTAGGGTTATCACATATGAGAATACATCAAGTGATAATTTACTTACAGATGCAACAAATAAGTTCAATGAATTGATGGCTAATTTTGTAGCATCAGAATACGGAAGTTATATCACAACAGCGGAAATCAATTCATATGACGATTCAATCGAGTTAGATATTGGGGATATAGTAAATATATTCGAGCCGATATTTAGCGTTCGTTTGTCCGTTAAAATTACAGGTAAATTGATACGCAAGGTTAATCAAGATAAGGAAGTTATAACGTATAAATTCACAGAGGTACATAATGGCTAATGAAGTTAAGTTAATTACTGGTGCTAGTGGCACAAGACACATCACACCACAAGACGATGCATCACTTATTAGGGGTATTGTTGGTAATGGTGCTTATATACTGAACGATGTTCAGCTTGAAATTAGGTCGAACAACACGATTGTTATTCCAGCGTGTGACCTTGTAATTAATGGTAGGCACATCAGAATCACGAATCCAAAATCCGTTACGATTGAAAATGGTGCGGTTGGTAATTCACGAACCGATACAATCTACCTTCACTATACTAATACGGGTGGAGTTGAGGATGTTGATATCAGAGTAAATAAAGGTGCTGGGGTATCGGGAAGGGTCGAGGATTTCGGAACATCATCCGTAAATCAATTTACCCTTGCAACTGTTACACTTAACGGTATTAATATAACGGGAACGAAGTTGAATCTGAACAAGATACCGTTACAAGAGATTGCTGATAAATTAAAGGGTGATAATGATGAGGTGAAAACCAAATATATTACAAAAAGCGTTAATATTCGTAAGGGTTTGAATTATATAGGGGGTGTCGGGATAAGCACACCGAAAATATTATCTATCACGGGCACAGTTCATTATGCGAACTATGTGTTACCTCTATCATATCCGATGATAAATTATGGTTCGGGTGCGTACATCGAATGGGGTTTATCGGCAATAATGATTGGTGATGTGCTAACAATCGTATCGGGATCAGATTGGGCAAACTGTACGGTTGAGATTGCAATTACATATAGGAATTAGATGAGGGGGTAATTAAATGAAGATAGGTATTTTAACAGCAACGGGGGTAATTGGTGGAGCAATTGCCACATTATATGGGGGTTGGTCAACGGGCATGGCTACACTAGTTATCATGTTAAGTGCTGATTACATCACGGGTCTGATTGTCGCTGGTGTATTCAAGAAATCGAAGAAAAGTGAAAACGGTGCATTAGAATCACGTGCGGGATTCAAGGGTTTGTGTCGCAAATTTACGGTGCTATTGATTGTTGCCCTTGCTTATCGCATGGATGTTACAATCGGAACAACATATATTCAGAACGCTGTAATTATTGGATTTATAGCAAATGAAATGATTTCCATAGTTGAAAATGCTGGACTGATGGGGATTCCAATACCCGATGCAATAACTAGGGGTATTGAAATGTTAGTTGAAAAGAAAAACGAAGAAAATACAGAGGTGCTAGATAATGGGAATTCGCGAACAAATTATTAATACGGCAATCAGATATAATGGGATGCCTTTTCAAGGGGGTTCACATAAAACTCTGATTGACGAATTTAACAAACATAAGCCCGATGGTTGGGCAATGACTTATACTGCGAATTTCTGCGCTACGTGTGCCTCTGCTATAGCTTATTTGTGCGGGGTAGGTGATGTATACCCTTGTTCTGCTAACGTGGGTACAATTGTAGCAAAAGCTAAAAACATGGGTATTTGGGTAGAGAATGACGCATACGTGCCAACAGCGGGTGACTGGATCATATACGCATGGAATGATAGCGGACTAGGTGACAACACCACGGGTGCTAGCCACGTGGGAATTGTCGTATCAGCAGATAGTAGATATATTAATGTGTTTGAGTTTAATATACACAACAACCACAGCACAGGTTATCGTAAGATTGCCACTAATGGTAGGTTTATCAGAGGTTTCGTCGTTCCGAAGTTCCAATCTTATGGTTGGATACAGGATAATCACGGTTGGTGGTATAAGAACAAAGACGGCACATATCCTAAAAATAGTTGGCAGAAAATAGATGGCGAGTGGTACTATTTCAACAGCGGTGGATATGCTGTCACGGGTTGGAACGAGATTGATGGCAAGTGGTACTATTTCAACAGTTATTGCAAGATGGTAACTGGTTGGCAAAACATAAACGGAAAATGGTTCTACCTTGCTTCTGATGGTAGCCTATACATAAATGGACTGCAGGAGATAAACGGCAAGAACTACTACTTTGATAAGGACGGTGTTATGTGTACTGGTTGGGTAAAGGTCAATGACGATTGGCAGTATTTCAATGCAGACGGTAGCCGTGTTGATAAGGGCATAGTTAAGGGTGATAACATCTACATTATCAAGGACGGAAAGTTGGTTGTAGATGATACGGTGACGGTTGAAGCAAATAAAAATGGCGAGGTATCGGTGGTGTAA